TATTATTCTTTAAGGGTATTAGGTCGTGGTCTACCGCAGTACGTGAAAGCCTTGGAGCAATCATACGTGAGCCTTATGCTTATGCAGCTAAGAACAGAGATGTCATGGAAGAGGGTAGGGCATTGGCTACAATCATGCGTCCTACAGAATTTTTATTTGGTTCTACTAGCCTAGGCTCTGCACCTCTGCGTATCCCACTTCTTGGCCCAGCATTCAGAGCATTCCAGAGGTCATTTGAATGGTTCATTGTTGTCGGGCAAACAGAACTTTACAAGAGTACCCGTACACGAGTAATTGGTGGCTCTCGCACAGGTACAGGATTTGGAGGAGAATCAAGAAGAATAAAAAAACCTTGGATAACAGAAGGAGCAGATGAGTTTACTCCAATTTCTGCAGGGAAGATGGATACAGATGAAGCTCGTCAAGCCCTTATTGACTATGGTAGAAGCATACGAAATATCATGGGCACTGAAGATTATGCCATTCTTGGTATAAGACCAACGCAAGCCGCAATTGAATCTACAGTTTTCTTTGCTTCCAGATTCATGCGTGCCAATATAAGCCTTATAGGTTCAGCTATGCGTTACTTTTACAACCCAACCAATAGGCAATCTCGTGCCTCCATGCAGGCAATGATGCAGTTATTTGCTGGAAGCATGGCGATAAGCCAAGGAATACATTACCAGCAAACAGGTCGTTCCATGAATGTTACTGACCCATATGCCACAGATTGGCTGCAGTTTATAATGCCTGGAAGTAGTAAGAAAACTTACTACAATACTCTCGGCCCGTTGTATCCATATTTCAGGACAATGGCAAGAGTCTCTGTTTCTATGGCAGAAGGAGATGTAGAAAAAGCTGGCAAGGAAGTTAAAAACTTTGTTAATGGTCGTGCAGGCATACCCTTTAGAACTATGATTGTATTCAGAGATATCTGGGGAGAGGGAAAATCAAGAACATTTGAAGGTGAAGAAATAGGATTGAATCCTGAGGGGCTTGCACGATTCTTAAATGAGTTCGCAGCTCCAATGGGTGTTAGTGCAGTAGCAGACGCTATCGGAGATGGAAGATGGGAAGCGACAGTAACTGAAGTCTTTGGTTTAACAGGTCGTTCTTCTCCGCACGCTCAGATGGATATCCTATTCCAAAGGCTCATAGCTGACCCAGATAACCCCATGCACATAGATAGATTAGATGAAGATAGACCAACTGAAGGTTCTTGGAATAGGTCAAATTCTTATTCTGATGCGTCTGATTCTGAGAAAGAATGGATGAGAGAGAAATTTCCTGAATTGCATGACCGCATGGTAAAAGGTGGTCGTGGAGATTGGGGTGATGCAAACAGACAATGGGACGACCAGTTCACAGAATCTATGGTCGGCAAGAGAGGGATAGACGACAAGGATAGGGGCGGAATGCTGGGCTTAGCAGACAAGCTGTACAAGCCTCTTAGTGATTGGGCTGATGCCGAAGACATAGAAGCAGGTGATGTTAGTCCTATAGATGGAGCAGCGTACCGTACTGAGTTAAGCAAAATCATGACAAAAAGATGGATAGCCCACCAGACTACAGCTAATGACTTTGGTCTATTCCAAGAACAGCAAGAGAAACCTACTGATGAATATGAACTCGCACTCTATGAGTTCTATCAGATACACAGAAAATGGACTGATGTTAATACAGAGACAGTGATGTGGAATCAACTAGAAGATGAGTTAGCTGACTTCCAAGAAGATTTGTCCCCTGCTATTAATAGCTATATCTCTAACCAGCGTGGTCTTAATCGGGATTCTACAGCAAAAAGATTATTTCAAGATAAGCAATACCTAAGAGACTACTGGAAGAAGAAGACTGAGTTTGCCAAGTCTATATCCCCAGAGGCTTCTGAAATCTATGACAAATGGCAAACTATGTCAGAGATAGAACAAGAAAGCCATGTTCAAGCACCTTACTTTAGCTATATTCTGGAAATAATTAATCTAAAGACTCAGGGTTGGATAGCTGAGATGGAGATTGATGGAGATGAAAGAGCTGGTGAGTTTGAAAAGAAGTTAGTCTACTGGGGGTACATGTCAAATCCTTAAACTAAAGAGGGAAGAGCAATGCAAGATAGTCTTCTTCAAAAACTAGGGAGCAGGGAAGAAATGAAGATTGCAGCTAATGCCACCCCCTATCCTCCAACGGGTTCCAGTCCAGCCCCTGCCCCACAAAGCAGTGAAAGCAATACACCACAATGGTTGCAGCAGGTTGTAGGCGCAAGATAGTTGACAGTAAACAGCATAAATGGTTTGATGTAAATGTGACGACCCATATAGTGTGACCTAGGTCACAACGGCAACTCACGGAGGTAATATGGCAGACGAGCAGCAAGTACCAGAGGAAGTGGTTACTCAGGAAACTGACATCCCCCAACCTGAGGTACTAGAACCCGAACCAGAGCCAGACTGGAAGGCTAAGTTTGATGAGAATCAAGCCTCTCTTAGTAGGTTAGAGCAACAGCTTAAAACTGAACAGGGACGCAATAGGAAGAGAGATGATACCGACACTGCGGTACTTGGAATAGGTGACCGTCTGGCTGCTATGGAGCAGTCAAACGCAGCCCTAATCAAGGCACTTGCAGATGGTGACACAGAGAATCTTCCAGGCCAGCTAACCCAGATTCAGGCTCAATCACAGAACACTCAAAGAGGTCGTGCCTATCAGAATCAATATACTGTTCTGACTGAACAACTTAGGACAGCCATGCAGGATGAGAATGGCAATGAAATTCTCGACCTATATGGGGCACCTGAGCTAGAAGCGGTTAGAGAGTCATGGGTCAATGCTAATAAGAACCGTAGTGTTTCCGAACTCTACAACACCTTAGTTAGTGCCCATGAGATAGTTAGGCAGGCTGAAAGAGGAAAGGCCAGTGAAATGGCCCAGTCTGTTAGGGATGAAGAGCGTAACTCCGCTAAGCAACGACTAGAAGAAGCAGGTATCTATGATTTAGATACAGGTGCTGCTAGTGCTGGTGGTGGGAGCGCAACTAAAGATGACGATACATGGTTTAGAGATTATGGAAAGATGGATAACCCATCTACTGAAGACCATGCTAGAGCAAGAAGAATTAACAAACGAAGGTAGGAATTAGTTATGGCTGCTGGCGATACTATTACCCAATCACTAGCCGATAGCTTGGACACAGTTGTTGCATCGGCTAGGCAAGTCCGTGAATATGAAGGCGTCATGCCTAACCTAGTAGACAAGGTAACCCTGTCTGAAGGTTCTGGAACCAGCTGGCGTGAGATTTCGATGGCTGCGCTTAGTGCCCAGAACATCACAGAAACCACGATTCTGGATAACCCACAGCAGATGTCTGATACGGCATTCAGCATCACTCCCACAGTCACTGGTATTCAAACCCTGGTGACAGACAGAGTTGCTTCCCGTATTAGCTCACAATCCTATGCCCAACTGGGTAGCTTGGCACAGATGGCTATCCAACGTAAGAAAGATGAAGATGGTCTGACCGTCCTTGATGGTGCAACCACGATTCTCTCTGGTGCTGGTACTGCTCTGGCATCTGGTGTTATTGCTGCCGCTGCTTATCGCATTAGTAGCAATGCTACTGAGCCTGGTAACCCACCGTATCGGTGCGTACTCCACGGCTTCCAGATTAAAGACCTCTATGACGAACTGACCAATGGCGTCGGCAATGCTGTTGGTGAAGTTACTTCAGGTCTGACTGCCCGTGTGTTTGAAGAAGGCTTCCGTGGCAAGATTGCGGGAGTCGAAATCTTTGAAGACGGGAACATTACCATTGACAGCGTAACTAATGATGCCAAGGGCGGCGTGTTCGCTCAAGAGGCAATCATTCTGGTGCAGGGCCGTGCCCCTCGTACCGCTACAGTACGCCGTGAAGACATCGGTGGTGGAGCAACCGTAGTGTACCTATATGACGAGTATGCTTACGGGGAGCGTTCCGCAGGGAACTGGCTGTTTGAAATTCAATCAGACGCCTCAGTCCCAACGAGTTAATGAACATACGGCGCACCATTTGGTCTGAGGCTCATGGCCCCATACCTAAAGGGTGGGTCATACATAATCTGAATGGACAACCTGCGGATGTGCGGTTAGAGAACCTAGCCGCCGTCCCCAGAAACAGTATCTTTCTGGCAGTGGCCCCCTACAGGGAGCGAATACGAAACTTAGAGCTACAGCTCAAACAAGTAGGTAAATAAAATGGCTCAATCAGCTCACGGTAGAATCTGTCTCTTTGAAGATTTCTTTGCAGAAGACCCTGTATCTAATACTGCAACGGATAGGTCACTTGGT